TTCAGGGATCGAAAGATTCTTGAATATCCGATGGCCTGACGCATGCGAAGCATGGGATAGGCCGGAGAATGTACCTTGAAAACTGCACAGCCAGATGGAAAAACATCTTGTAAAGAAACCAGTTGCGAATGTGTTCAAAAGAACATAAGTGCTTGATGCGGCAGAGATGAAATGTAAAAAGAGAAACGCGGGGAGGCGAACACACAATGACTTATGAAGAACTGAACGAGATGGTCAAAGACTGGCAAAATGTCGGCAATCTGCGGGTTGCAACCGAGAACGGTAACACGTCACTGCACAGCGACACGGGGATTACGCCCACGGTGGCGAAGAACATCATCGCTTCTATCTGGAACGAGCTACCGAGGCTGTTTGAAGAGGTGCGCGCGCTGGTGGACGATCACGAGAGGATGAGCGCATTTCTGCGCGTCATCCAGCAGATTTCCACGGATTCAATGCGCTGTACATCCCGGATGATGCGGATTGCAGACTGGCGGCAAGGGTTGCCGGAATACATGGTGCGCGAGATGACCGAACCGGATATCGCAAAAATGCTGAATGGCGAAGAGCCGGGAGAAAGCGAATGAGCGACGGAGGATTGCCGGGCGTTTGCCCGTCGTGCGGAAAGATACTCAAAATCCGCATAAAAGGCGGCAAGGCGGTTTGTGTCTGCCCGGCGAAGGACTGTGGATTCACCTATGAACAACCCTGAATCAAGGGCGGCCTTTCGCCCTTCTTATGAGGCTGAGCCGGAAGTCGGCGCGCAAGGCGAAATTGCCGCGCTTTGCGTCAGGGTCGCGCCCTGAAAGCCTCACCTCCCTAGGCAGGCGGGGACATGCTGCCCGCCTGCCCATATTTTAAGAGAGGGACACAGCATGGAGAAAGAACGGCAATGGAGTAAAACATACGGGAGGAAACAAGCATGGAAAAACAAATGGAAAAGATGCGCCCAATCGGGCTGACGACACTTTCCATCGACGAGCTGGGGGAACGCGCGGCGGCAATCGCGCAGGACATTCAGTTTGCGATGACGCGCGCCATGACGGATATCGTGAGCCTTGGCGAAATTCTGCTCGAAGTCAAGCAGCGGAGCGAATTTGGACGTTACGGCAACTATGGCCGCTTCCTCGCGGAAAACGGGTTGGAAGAGAGGATGGCGCAATACAGCGTCGCGGCATATAAGCGGTATGCGCAGAAGCCGGAAATTTTGACCGCACTGGGAAGCGTGAGCAAGCTCAAGGAGCTGCTGGCGCTGCCGGAGGCGATGGAAGAAGAATTTCTTGCCGTGCGCGACGTGCAGGGGATGAGCGCGCGGGAACTCCGCCAAGAGGTTCGAGCGGCGCGCCAGCAGGCCGCAGGCGAGGCGCAGGACGACGGAAAGGAGAAACAAGGTCAGGACGGAAAAGCGGCAGACAGCGCGCGGATTTGCGCGCTTGAGAAGGAACGCGACGCGCTGAAAGCGCAGATTCGGGAAATTCAGGAGAACAGCCGTCAAATAGAGGAGCTTGACAGAACCAATCAGGAAAGGCTCAGTCAGGCGGAGGCGAAACAAAGCCAGCTTCGCGAGCTGCTGGGCCGGCTTCGAGAAGAGCGAGGGGCGCTGGAAGAGGAAAACATGAAGCTCAAGCAGGCCGCACTTCATCAGGGCGAACACAGGGAAAGCGACGAAAACGGGCGGTTGAGCGGAGCGACCTTCACGCAGAACGTGAGGAAATTTCTTTCGGAAAACGGGGAAGTGCCGATGATGCAGGGGGCATACGACGAAATGACATCCGACGAGCGGAGCGTCTTCCTTCGCGGACTGGACACCCTGCAAACCTTTATCGGGAGCGCCAGGGCGGCGCTTTGCGGACTGGAAGGGGAGGCGACGATTCGATGAACACCGAGTTGACGGAAATGACGGCTCTGACCGAGCGGGAACAGAAATTGGCGCTGATGACGGCGCAGGCCACCACACAGGGCATGATGCAGATGCTTGCACCGATGCTCAACGGCATGCAGCAGATGACGCAAATGATGGCGCAGACCGTTCAGCAGATGTGCACGATGCAGGAGAGCATGGCAAGCATGCACAAGGCGATCGAGCACAGCATGCCGCTTACGAGCACACAGGCGCGCATGCTGAACGCAGCCATCAAGGAGAGGGCGGCGGCGGTCAAAGAAAAATATGCGCTCGGCGACGAGGCGCGGCTTGACTGTATGCGGGAAATTCGCAAAAAGCTGTATCGCCGCTGGGCGGTCGCCAGCGTGAAGGAGATTCCAAGGAGCGAGTACGAGCTGGCGCTGGAAACCGTCGAACGCTTCGACGAGAGCGCGATTGCGCTGAAATACATTTAACGGGAAGCGGGGCGAAAGCCCCGCATGCCCTTTTCATACAGGGGAGATTGCCATGGAGATCAATTTCATCTTTCAGGTGAACAGTTTTCACCGCTTCAAGCGGGAAAACCCGCTTTCGGCCAATGCGCAGGCGCTTTGGGTAGAGCTTTTCGGCCTCTTTAACGCGCGGCGATTTCCCGAGGAAATGCCCGTGAGCACGACGCATCTATGCGCGATCCTCGGCCTGTCCAAAGATACGGTGTTGCGCGCGCGTAAAGAACTGACGGAAAATCAGTTGATTTCCGTGGAGCGCGGCGCGAGCGGACGCGCGGCCAGCGTCGTCAAGATGATTTATTTCAAAAAAGACTGTGGACAAACCTGTGGAGAACCTGTTGACAACACGGAAAAATTTGTTGATAAGTCGATGCGCACAGATGGAAATGTCGCAAATATGGACGCAAACTGCGACACAACAATGGACGGGAATTTTGCGTCGCAAGAATCGACGCAAACTGCGACACACAAAGAATTTTGCGTCGCAAATATGGACGCAAACTGCGACACTTATACAAACCTAAACGGAGTGACCCCAAACCAAAACGTGTATACCAAAGTACCCAGTTCTTATCCATCTTATCAGCACCGGGGAGATGGATGCGATGGAAAAGGGCAGTTTGAGACGATGGAAAAGGGCAGGAAACGGGTGCTTGAGCAGTTGGGGATTCGAGAAAGCGAGTTTGAAGACGACAACCCGGAGGACGAAATTCTTCGCGGCATTGTGGAGCTGATGGCGCAGGTATACGCCCAGACAGGCGGGGATGTTCCCATCGGCGGCAGAAAACTGAGCGTCGAGACGGTCAAGGGCGTTTTTGCCAGACTGACGCCGGATCATATCCGCTATGTGACGGACAGCCTGAAAAACGTGTCCGCGCCGATTCGTAATCCGAAAAGCTATCTGTTGACCAGCCTGTACAACGCGCCGTGCACGATGCCCTATGCGCTCAAGGCAGACTATGAACTGACCATGCGCGCCCCTGTCAGTCCGGCGGGAAAACGGGACGAGATGCTGCGGCATACGCCGGAGGACAGGAGAAAAAGCTACGAAGCGGCAATCATCAATTTTGACGACGAAATGCAATAAGGGGACGGTACAGGATGGAAACGGGGCAGAAAAACAGAAACCGAGACATTTATATGCTCAAGGGTTGCCAGGGGCTGCTTGACGAAATCCGCATGCTGAGAGAGAAGGACAGCAGCGAGCGCCGAGCGCTGATTGGAAGCCCGCGTTTTGACGGGATGCCGCATGGAGGCGGCGGGAGCGGCCTTGAAGATGTGCTGGCGCGCGCGCAGGCCATCCACGAAAAGCGGCTGCAAGCCATCGAAGCCTATGAAGCCCAAATCGCCGAGTGCGAGAAAGTGCTCCAGCGCGTAGACAACCCGACGCACCGGGCGCTGATTCGCGCGCTGTACGTCGAGCAGATGCCGATCTGGCGGGCGGCACAGGTTACGCACATGAGCGAGGCGACGGCAAAGCGAATCAAAGCCGACTATGAAAAAAGAGAGCATTTTTGAAAGGTTGAGCCAATTTGAGCTTGTTTGAGCCGGTACACTGTGGTATGATGCTAAACAGAGAAACAGAAGCAAGAGAGCCGCAGGGACAACCGCGCGGCTTTTTTGTTTGCGGGAGCGGGGGGGGTGACATGCGTGAAGACGCTGCTTTCCATCGACACACGCGACTTAAACAGGACGCTTAAAGAAGTTGGTGAGGCGCTTGGACCGGATAAAATGAACATCGCGCTCAAGCACACCATACAGGACACGGGGCGCAAGGTGAGGACGCTTGTAAAGAGCGAGATTCGCAAGGAATACCATGCGAAGGCCGGGCGAATCGGAAAAGCAATCGGCAGACCGCAATACTCGCTGGGCGGGACCATTTCATGCATCATACCGGTTCGGGACGTGCGTGGAACGATTGCGACGGATTCCGGAGGATATACGGCGCTCAAGCGCGGCCCCGGCGCGAAGATTGTTAAGAGCGGAAACTCGGTTTTGCCGCATGCGAAGACGGACAAGAGAATCCACTTTTACATTCCTTCCGGCAGGCTGCAAGGACATGTTTTTGTGCGTCACAATGACGGCATAGACTGGACAGGCAAGCGCAGAGAGGGAACGGGCGAAACCGAGGTATGGAAAACCAAGAAGGGCAAAAGAAAGAGAAACAGGAAAGTTCAGACGACGGGCGAACGGAAAAGAATCGGAACCATTTCGCACGGCGTAGGCATTGGCATTCCGCAGATGCCCATGAACCGGTCGGCAGACGAGATTCAGGAGCAGGTAGGACAGTACGCGATGGAAAGGCTGCTGCACTACGAGGAGGCCATTTTGAAGGGAATCGTGACGAGGTGACGGTAAATGCCGAGCATGTATATCAAGGAGCTGGCGCTTCTGGTCAAGCTCTCGCCACGCCGTCTCTATCAAATCAACGAAGAACTTGAACCTGACAAAAAACTTTTTGTGCGGGAAGACGGCACCAAGGCCGACCTCGCCACATTTGTTCAGCGCTGGGTCGAGTATCGGGAAAGCCTTGTTCGCGGAAGCGCCGAAATGACGCTGGAAGAGGCAAAGACCCGGCACGAGCTGATTAAAACGGAGAAGACGCGCTTTGAAGTGAAGCGCCTGCAAGGCGAAATGGTTTTTGCATCCGACGTGATCGCGCTGGGGCAGGAAATTGTCGGCGGAGTTAAAAACAATCTGCTGCATATCCCGACAACGCTTGCGCCCGTGCTTTGCAACATGGACGACGCAGAAGAAATTGAATCCGTTTTGACGCAGGCGATTCGGGAGGCGCTTGAAGACATGAGCCGACTTGAAACATGGCAGCCGCCGGACGTTGACCCCGGAACGCTTGAGGATGAAGAGGACGAGGAAGACAGAAAATGGGAGAACGAGTGATCGACAGGATGCGCGGAGAAATCATGCGCATGTTCGCGCCGCCGCCTGAAATGACGGTCAGCGAATGGGCCGAAAAGAACCGTTTTCTTTCGAGCGAGACAAGTGCGGCGACAGGCAGATGGAAAAACAGCAAGGCGCCGTATCAGACGGCGATCATGGACGCTTTTACGCAACGGGGCGTCGAGGAAATTGTTATCAAAAGTGGCGCGCAATGCGGAAAAAGCGAAATTCTGATGAACATGATGGGGCGATGCATCGACCTTGATCCTGGACCGATGATGATGGTTCAGCCCAGCCAGAGCACGGCGGACGATTTTTCAAAGCAGCGCATCGCGTCGATGGTGGAGTGCTGCCCGGTGCTGAAAGGCAAGGTGAGCGCGGCGAAAACGCGCGTATCGAGCAACACGATCCGACTGAAAGCCTTTCCGGGCGGCAGTCTGGTGATCGCCAGCGCGCAGAGCGCAAGCGAACTGCGAAGCAAGCCCGTGCGTTTCCTTTTTCTCGACGAGGTGGACGCCTACCCGGCCAGCGTCGGCGGCGAGGGTGATCCTGTCGATTTGGCGACAGCCCGAACAGAAACGTTCTACAACCGCAAAATCGTCAAGGTCAGTACGCCGACCGTCGAGGGGCGAAGCGCAATCGACAAAGCCTATCGAAACGGAACGCAGGAGGAATGGTGTGTGCCCTGCCCGTCGTGCGGGGCCTTTTCCTTTATGCGCCTGCCCGACTTTGACATTGACTATGAAGAATATGAGGCGGGCGGGAAAAAACAATATAAAATCAAAAAAGTGCTCTGGTGCTGCCCCAACTGCAAGGAAAAGCACACTGAGCGCGCCATGATGGCGCAGGAAGGAAAATACATTGTGCGAAACGAGCGGGCACTGGAAAAGGGTGTCCGCTCGTTTCACCTCAATGCGTTCGTTTCTCCATGGGCAGGATGGAAGCGCATTATGCGGTTCTATCTGGAGGCAAAGGGAATACCGGAACGCGAACAGACGTTCACCAATATTCGGCTGGGCGAATGCTGGAAGCAGGACACGACGCGGCTGACGACAGCGGAGGAAATCTACGCCCGGCGCGAGGAATACAGCGCGGAAGTGCCGAGCGGCGTTCTGGTGCTGACGATGGGCGTAGACACGCAGGACAACCGACTGGAATTTGAAATCATCGGATGGGGACGCGAACATGAAAACTGGCGCATCATGCGCGGCATCATCCCCGGAAGGCCGGATGATGAAAGCCGGGCGGTCTGGAAGGAACTGGACAAGCTGCTTGAAAGAAAATTTAAGAGACCGGACGGGAAGCGGATGCGGATTTTGACCACGTTCATCGACTCCGGCGGTCACTGCAAAGACGCGGTATACCGCGAATGCGCCATGCGCACGGCGCGCCGGGTATTCGCCATCAAGGGCAAGGGCGGCGAAGACGAGGAATATGTGAAAATGTCCAGCGAGATGAAGCGGAAAAAGGGCATTATGCTCTTTATCGTCGGCGTGGACAGCGGCAAGGAAAAGATCGCATACAGCCTGAACGTGAAGGAAGCCGGGCCGTGGTACAGCCATTTCCCCGCCGCGCCGGAAGCCGGTTATACGCTGGGCGCGATTCGAGGGCTTTTCGCGGAAAAAATGGAGATTCACAGCCGGGGAGGCCGAAATGTGGCCGTATGGGTGGAGGACAGCACGGTGAACGCGCGAAACGAACCCCTTGACTGCACCAACTATGCGCAGGCGGCCTTTTACGGATTCCAGATCGACCTTGACGCAATCGAAAAGAGGCTGAAAGGCGAGAATCAGATCATTCGGGAAAGCAGAAAACCGATTGTACCGAAAGCCAGACAAATTTCAGGCGGAATTTGAGTAAGGAGAAACGAACATGGCGATGACAATTCAGGAAGTGAAGGAAATGCTCGACGTGCTGAAAAAGTGCAAAAAAAGCATTCTTTCCGGAGAGGCGGCAAGCTATACCGTTGGATCAAGAAGCGTCACATTTCTGTCGCTTGATGAGGTGAACGCCGAGATCCGCAACTACGAAAATATGCTGGACGTGCTGGAAGGGACAAAGCGTGCGCGCGGCGTGCGCGTCGTGGTCCCTTACGATTTGTAAGAGGTAGAGCATGAGCGAGGAAAGAAAACGAATGCGTGAAGGCCCGCCGCCTGAGCATGGGGCGCGAAGCGAAAAGCGCAGGGGCGGCGCACAGATGGCAGCCGGTTACGCCAACCACGGCGCAAGCAAGACCAAAAGCTCCATGCTGGGGTGGATGTTTTCTGGCGGTTCGCCGGAGGACGACAGCGACCTGAACGGTGCAACACTCCGGCAAAGGGCAAGAGACCTCGACATGGGCGGAGGCCTTGCCAGAGCAGGCGTCAGCACGGAGACGACAACGGTTATCGGAACGGGGCTGATCCCCAAACCCGCAATCGACTACGAAGCGCTTGGCTTAACGGAGGAAGCGGCGAAAGAATGGGAGAAAATAGCCAAGCGAGAGTTTTCTTTCTGGTCGGGGAGCAAATTCTGCGACGCGGCGGAGAAGAAAAACTTTTACCAGCTTCAGAGCCTTGCCTTTCGGTCGATGCTGACAAGCGGCGACGTTATCGCGCTTCTGCCGATGTACGAATCGGTCGGAAGCCCATATGCGCTGCACATTCAGTTATTGGAAGCGGACAGAATGGGTACGCCGGACAGCAACGGAGAGAGCACAAGCAAGGACGCGGACAGCGGGAACGCGCGCATTGTAGACGGCGTGGAGGTGGAAAGCGACACGGGGCGCGTAGTCGCTTATCACTTTTCCAGCCGCCATCCGCTGAATGAAACGGACACACGACAAATCGAATACACCCGTATTGAAGCCTACGGAAAGGACACCGGCATGCCGAATGTACTTCACATTTATGTGCCGGACAGACCGGAGCAGTATCGCGGTGTGCCGATGATGGCACCGGTGATCGAGCAGGTGAAGCAGCTTGAGCGGTATTTGAACGCGGAGCTGACAGCCAGCCTGATTTCCTCGATGTTTACCCTTTTTATCACAAGCGACCCCAACGACAACAACATCGCATCGGCGGTTGACGATTCTGTTGAGGACGACGAGCAGACGACAAGCAGAGCGCCGCAAAATGCGCTCCATATGCGCGCAGGCGCGATTTACGAGCTTGCCCCCGGACAGAAGCCGGAAGGGGTCAGCCCGACCCGCAATAACTCTGCATTTTCCACGTTTGTAGATGCGGTCTGCACACAGATCGGCGCAAGCGTGGAGATGCCCAAGGAAATTCTGCTCAAAGCATTTACCAAATCGTACAGCGCGAGCCGAGGGGCGCTGACGGAATACTGGCGCAAAATTCCAAGGGCGCGGCGGGATTTCATTGCGGATTTTTGCCAGCCGGTCTATGAGGCATTTCTTGCCGAAGCCATCGCGATTGGACGCATTGAAGCGCCCGGTTTTTTTGACGACCCGGTGATTCGCGCGAGCTGGTGCAAATGCAACTGGATTGGCAGCACGATGCAGCAGCTTGACCCGCTCAAGGAAGTCAGCGCCGCCGAAAAGCGGATTTTGCTGAATCTCTCCACGCAGGAGCGGGAAGCAGCAGAGTTCAACGGGAGCGACTGGAACGAAAACATCATCCAGCGCAAGCGCGAAGTTGCCGCATGCGCCGAGCTTATCGCGATGGGCGGCGAGCAGGGGAGCGAAACGGATGCGCCAGATCCAAACGCACCGCCGGAAGGCGACGAGGAAGCGGATAACGAGACGGAAGCAATGAAGGAGGAAGTGACAAGCGATGAATCGGCCTAAGCTGTTTTTTGAGGCGCGAATGAGCGCCGACGACGCCAAGGTCGGAAACGTGTATATCAGCGGTCCGATCACGAGCTGGGCATGGGAAGAACTCAACGAGACGAGCGGCAAACAGGTGCAACGCGCGCTTGACAGCGTGAAAGACGCTGAAACGCTGAACATCTACATCGACAGTCCGGGCGGATATCTGGACGAGGGCATGACGATGATGAGGCTGCTCAAGGAGCACGCCGCCAAGGAAAAACATGCGTACTGCATGGAATGTGCGAGCGCGGCGACGCTGCTGCTGATTCCCTGCACGAGGGTGACAGCTTACGAGGGCGCGGAATTTCTCATTCACATGCCGCGCGGGATGGCCGAGGGAACGCCGGAGGAAATCATTCATTACGGCGAGGCGCTGCAAAAGCGCGCGGACAGCGTGGCGGGGCTTTACGCGAGCCGCATGACGGGAAAGACGGCAGAGGAAATCGGCCAGATGATGAAGGACGAGACGTGGATGACGCCAGAGGAAGCGGTTATCTGCGGTCTGGCAGACGATATCGCGCCCATCGCCCCGCAAGGTGGCGTGATTACGATGTGCGCGGCGCGGAGCGATGAAGAAGAAGCGGCGATTGCGCGCATGCTGGGCTATAAGCCGCGTCCCCATCGGGAAGAGCGTGTCGCCCACATGAACAAAAACAACGGCAAGAGCACGCCCATCTCCGGCGTGGTTTGCAATAAAGACAAGGAGGAAAAAAAGAGTATGACGCTGGAAGAACTGAAGAAGGAAGCGCCGGAGCTGGTGGAAAGCATCATGCAGGCCGGACGCAACGAGGGTGTGCAGCAGGAGCGCGCCCGCATGAAGGCACTGGACGACATCTGCGACGAATCGAGCCGGGACATCATCGCCGAGGCGAAATACGGCGAAACGCCGATGAGCGCGCCGGAGGCGGCAATGGCGATTTTGACGCAGATGCGCAACAGTCAAAAAGCCTCGGATAAGAACGATGGCGCAAATTATATGGCCAAGCGCAAGGAAGAAACAAGCAGAATGAGCAACGTCAAGGCGGGCGAATCCAAGGACAACGACCCCGCCCGACGCGACGAAGACGAAATCGACGCGCTGGCTCAGATGATGGCAAGCGCGCAGCGACGGTATTAACCCGTCATGTGCAATTCCCCGCCACAGGGGAAACGGCATAGCGGACGAAACGAACGATTTGGAGGGAATCATATGGCAGCGAAGGAAATGTATGGAAACCTTGGACAGAGCAGAGATTTTTCTCTGTTGGCCGGAACGGGCACGGAGCGCACGGTCGGCGTAGCCGTGAAGCCCGGAAGCGGACTGCTCGCGCGCGGAACGATTATCCAGATGGGCGCGGACGGGCTTTATGTGCCTGCCGAAACGGGCAAGATGGCAGACGGCGCTTGCGCGGTGCTTGAAAGCGACACGCAGACGGGCAGCGAGGTCAAGGGAGTTGCGCCCAGTGCGCTTGCCTACTCCCATGGTTTCTTTCTCAAGGGCAAACTCTCGCTCAAGACGGGCAAACTGACAGCGGCGGATCTGTTGGAACTGCGCCGTCAGGGGATTACGACCGACAACATGGACGGCGAACTGAACAACGAGGTTGCGGGCGGTTAATTTCAACCACTTCATAAACGCTTCATAAACGCTTCGCGAAACGCGGGGCGTTTTTTTCATGGAAAAAAGGAGGAAAAAAGATATGGCATCCATCACGTATGATGTGCAGAAGCAGATTAAGGCGATTGAAAAGACGCCGCCGATTCACACGTTTCTCTATGACACGTTCGTGCAGAACGAGGGCGCGGTGCTCGCCGAGGACGCTTACTGGGACTACCGCAAGAACGGTGTGGCGATGGCGCCTTTTGTGACGCCGGGCGCAGGCGGCAAGACCCTTGAGCGCGACACGTTTGAAACGCTGGGCATGACCTTCCCGACGATTGCGCCGGAGCGCATTGTCGTGCACAAGGACTACGCCGAACAGCGCAGTTTCGGCGAAGAGGTTTACGGCAGCCTTGACCCGCAGAGCCGCCTTGCGCGGATTATGGCGAAGGATCTTGCCGACCTGCGGTATTCGATTCAGATGCGAAAGGAATGGATGACGGCGCAGGTTCTTTTCAACGGTCAGCTTGACATTGTGGAGTATCTGGACGGCGGCCTGACGGCAAAGACCGTGCGTCAGGCGCAGTTCAATTTCACCAACAAGTACATTCCCGACAAGAAGTGGGGAGAAGCCGGGTACAGCGTGTACGACACGTTCCGCGCGATGGGGGACATGGTGCACGAAGGAAACGGAACCGTCAGCATCGCCGTGTTCGGACCGGAAGTGCGGAGCTTCATCGAAAAAGATCCGGAACTGCTCAAAATGCTTGATACGCGCAATGCGTACTTTGGTCGCATTGAGCCGGGGAAGGCGGACTTGCAGCGGGGTACGGAGCACATCGGCACACTGCCCAACGGCGTTGAGCTGTACTGCTACATGGGACAGTACCGCGAAACGCTTAAAGGCGCAGCGGCGAATTACATCCCCAAGGGAAAGATTCTGGTGGGTTCGCCGAAACTTCTGCGCGCGATGTTCGGCCCGGTGGCGCAGGTCGAAAAGGAAGGCGAACTGCCGAAGATTTACGCCAAGGAAGAAGTGCCGTTCCGCTACTCCAAGACGGGCGGGGACAGCGTGATGCAGCGCCTGACCAGCCGACCGGCGATCATTCCCTACGACGTGGACGCATGGGCAATCGGAACGGTGCTGTAAGCGCCGTTCCTTCGAATGTGCCGAAAGCGCCTAAAAGGGACAGGCGCAGAAGAAACCGAATAACGAGAAAAGAGGTTCACAATGGCGATTTTTGCGGTATGGCACGTCGGAATCGGGAATAAGCGCTACAAGCCCGGTGAAAGACTGCCGGAAGTGGATGACGCGACGTGGAAGCGCCTTGCCGAAGCAGGAGCGATTCGCACGGTGTACGAGGAAAATCCGCCGACGTCAGCGGATTTTGATACGCAGGCGACGGCTGGGGCTGGCGACCATGGCGATCCGGTCGGCCCAAAGGGCGAACCGGGAAGGCCTATTCTGACTGAGGACGAAGAGGACGACGATGACGCGCTGCCCGAAATCGACGCGGCAGAAGGAATTGTCGAAGAAGAACCGCCTGTCAGGTCTGCGAAGAGAAAGAAGGCGCGCGCGTGAGCCTTGCGGAACGCTTGAAAGAGGATGTAACCCACATTTTCTTTCGAGAAAGCGAATTTGCACGGCGGCACAGTTTCAATGGCACAGAAATCCTCTGCATCGTTGACGGCGAGGACAGGCAGAAGAATAAGAACATGAATGCCATATCCATCGAATGGGATGCGGGCGTGCATCTTATCACCCTTCGCGTTCCGGACGGACAGCTCGCCGATACGCCGCTTGAAGGGGAAATGATAACATTCGACGGCAGGCTTTACGCTGTAATTCAGGTTACGGACAATGAAGGCGAATGGATCATCGAACTGCGGTCTTCGGAGGCGAGAACGATTTTATGAAACGCGAGTTTGCATCCGTCCCCATGCCGGAAAACCGGGCGCAGGCGCGCGGCGGCCTGACCTACGAGGAGAAGCGGCACATGCTGCGCGACTGGGTTTACGAGAACTGCTGCAAAGGACGGCAGATGAAAACCCCTGTTCCGCGCGGCAGGGATTATGATGTGAAATGGGCGGAACCGAACTGCTTCGGAGGCGACAATTACCCTGCGCGCGCAAGGGACATCAAGAATCCCTACTCTGTTGCGCCCAGCATCCTCATTACGGGCGTATCGTTCAAGCCGTATGCAGAGACGAGCGAATATCTGGACAGCCGACAAAAGTGTTCAAGGCCGAAAAATGTTGGCAGTACCATGACGCTAAACCTGATTCACGCCGTCTATGACCCCGGAGAGCGGATGACCGTTCGGCAGAAAGAAAACGCGCAGGGAGAACCCATCCAAGACGGAGACCCACACGAGATGCTGCTGACGGACGAGGCAATGGACACGGGCAGCATGATTTTGTGGCAATGGATGGAGGACACGGCATCCGCCATCCATGCCGCGTTGAGCATCGCTGGCATGACGGTAAAAGACGACAGCATCATTATCGAGCCGTTGACGGAGAACGAATCCGTCAGCGATAGAAGGCCGGTATACTTCGGCGTTGTGCAGGTGACGCTTATCGGACTGAACAGAGAAATGCAAAGCCCGGAGCTTTCGGCTTTGCTTGATTAAAAAGGAGTGTGAAAAAATTGTATAAGCACGGCAACTATGCGGTGTTCAACATGGATGAGGCGCATGAGGCATCGGCCAGCAAAGGCAACTATGCGCCGGTTTACGTCGGCGCTCTGCCGGTTCACACCGTTGCGGGCGGCGGCGCAAATGTGAACAAGCCGATTCTGCTGACGGACTTTGCGTCGGCGGTTAAGGCAGTCGGCTACACCGACGACTGGGCAAACTACGACCTGTGCGAAGCGCTGTATACGCACTTTGTACTGGCGGAGAACGGGCCGATTGTCGTCATCAACGTTTTCAACCCGGCCACAAAGAAGAAGAACAAGGAGACCACGGTTCAGGCAACGGCCAATCAGGCCATTCTCGGCGACATGGGCAATGTGATTCTTGACAGCTTTACGGTAACGGGCAAGACGCGGGACGTGGATTATACCCTTGCGTATGACTATGTGAGTGAAAGGATCATTCTGCGCGGACTGCGTAAGGGCGCGCTTGAAGGCAGCCTGTCCATCACCTACGACGAAGTGACGCCGGGCATTGAAGCGGCGGATGTGATCGGCGACACGGACAACGAAGGCACAAACAGCGGATTGTACCTCATCCGCCACGTTTATCAGGAGACGGGCAAAATTCCTACGCGGCTGCTTTGCCCTGGTTTTTCGCACATTCCCACTGTCCATGAGGCGATGGAGACGGTCTGCAACCAGATCGGCGGCCATTTCGACGTATTCATGTTCACGGACCTGCCGCTTCAGAACGATGAGAGCGAAGCACTCAAGCCGTCCAGCGTAGCAGCGTGGAAGGAGAGCAAAGGCTACAACCGCGACAACGAAAAGACGCATTGGCCGCGCTGGGCCGGCGTGGATGGGCGGCTGTATCACCTTTCGGTGCTGGACGCGGCCAACTTGCAGACGCTCGAAAACGCCGCGAATGAACTGCCGTACCAGACGGCCAGCAACACGGCCATCCTCATTTCCGGCAAACCGTACTACGGAGAGGGAATTTCCCTTGTGCTTGACGAGGAACTGGTTGATGAGACGCTGGGGCAGTACGGCATTACCAGCGCGGTTTACCATGGCGGGAAATGGGTGCTTTGGGGCAGCCATTGCGCAAGCTACGTTCCGGGCAACGCGAACGCGCTGAACCTGTATGAAAGCACGCTGATGATGATGTATCATCTTGCAAACGATTTCCAGATTCGACGCGCGGATGAGATCGACAAGGTGGTTTCCGTCAACCGGATTCAGCAGATTGCGGCAGAGGAACAGGCCAACCTTGACGCGCTGGTTGCCGTCGGCGCGCTGCTCTACGGCAAAGCCTATTTTGTGCTCAACGACAGCGTGAAGTCGGATATGCTTGCCGGTGATTTTGCCATGCGCTGGGAAATCACGCAGAACATCAACATCAAGAGCATCACGGGCACGGTGCAGCGCACGGACGAAGGGCTTGTGGCCTACTACGACGAGCTGATTGCGCTCAACGAGTGAAAGGAGGAAGGAAAGCATGAGCATGAACAAGCAGGTGCACAACAAGGTGATTGACCAGCGCCTTTTTGACGGCTCTACGCAGGTGGAGGACGTGACCAGCGTGGACACGCCCGAAATTGAGTTTGTCAGCGACGAAGTGGACATTCCCGGCGCGACGGCCAAGATCAACATCGTAAACCCTTATCAGGTCAGCGCTATGACGGTTACGATCAACCACAACCACGGAAACGGATGCGACGGTCTGAACACGCCTGAGCTGCACCAGATCGAGCTGCGCATGGCGCGGCAGGTTATCTCCACGGCGAACGGCAACTCGAAGCCCAAATCGACCAAGGTGCGTTTTTCCGGCACCCCGATGAAGGTATCGCGCGGTTCGATTGAGCGGGGCAACCCGCGCGGTATGAGCGTGCAGTACAGCGTACAGCGGTACGAGGAAGAAGAAAACGGAAAAACCATCATCCTGATTGACGCGCTGGCAGGTATTTTGCAGATCAACGGCAAGGATTATGCGGGTACGCTGAACAGGATTCTGAACTGACCTAAGAGCGGGAAACCGCTCTTTTCTTTCTTTTGTCATTGTTGTCATTGCAGGGAAAAATGATACGATTTGAGCCGATGGGTCACGCTATAATGATAAAAGCAAGAAAAGACGAAGGGAAGGAAAGACCATGAGAGAGGAAATGAAAAACCTTTTGGAAATGCCGATTGAAGAGCTGATGCAGATGTCTGTAGAGGAACTTGAAAAATACAGCGAAGAAGAACGCGCGCAGGCATGGCGCAGGGTTGCGGCGGAAAGGCTCAGGGAGGCGTCGGCGGGCGTGCTTCACCTTTT